CACGACCATACCTGTGTAAATTGTTTTGCTGATAGCGGGCCATGCCTTGGCGAATGTAACGTGCAGGAAGAGAACAAAAGTCTTGCTGTGGGGGTGATGCAGGAATATTTCCCTAACGGCGGCAGAGATCATGACCATATATGCAGCCTCTTTGACGCCATTTCTAAAGGTAAAATCCCTGGTGTTCTGGTTACATCCTTAAGCCCACCCCGCGCGGAGATGGTCGAATATATAAAGACCGCCATTGGCGAGGGCTATCAGCCTGAGCATGAAGCAGCGATAAGTGACCTGGGTGTAATTGAGTTACTTGGTGACCACTCCCTGAATCGTGAATACGGGAAATGCTGGCAGTGGTACAACACGGGCGGCGGTATCCACGAAACTTTCCAACGGGATAAACCGTCGGTCAGCTTTGAAGAGGTGGCAAGGCCATTAATCAAGTGGCTGGCAGAAAATACGCACCCACATCACTCTGTCATAGTCACCAGCACTCATGCTGAGTTGTTGGAAGGGCAATCAGTAGTCAACACCGAAGAATATCTGAAAGATTAGCATTACAGGTGGTCTTTGCGAGGGCCATCGATAATGCGCAAGCAAAGCCACAGGCGACACCTACCGATCACTCAGATCTTGGTTGCCCGTGGCTTTTTTTATGGAGCACGCTATGTCACAACCGGAAGAAAGCGGCCTTGAGCGCGATTACTGTGCCGGTCAACTTTCTCTCCGCGACCTGGCAGAGATATACGGCATCAGTGAAGGGGCCATCAGAAAGCGCGCCAAGAAATACGGCTGGGTACGCAGTGGAAAAACCGGTACGCAAAAAGGTACGCAGGTACGCAAAAGCGGTACGCAAAAATCAAAGGTGCGTACCAAGGCAGCTCCTGCCAATCCTGACTCCGGTGAAAATGGCCCGGAAGGGAGTGGCCCATCATCGGCAAATACGAAACCGATACGTGGTGCGCGTACCGACCCACCTATTAACGCATTCCAGCCCCGCAATCAGGTTGCGCTTAAACATGGTGGCTACGCTCGTCGTTTGCTGCTGAGCGATGAAGTGATAGAGGATGCCAAGGCGCTGACGCTCGACGATGAGCTCTTTCGCCTACGCGCCAGTAACCTGGTCGCCTCGGAAAATATCGGGCGCTGGAAAACCCAATTGGAAGATGCCGAACCCGACGAGATAAAAGGGTTGCTGGAAAAAATCAGCTCGGCGGACAAGGCCATGATGCGTAATACCGTTCGAATTGAATCGATAGAGGGCACCAAGGGGTCTATTTCTAAAATGCAGGTCGATACGGCGTATCGAGCGGCGGCTACTGAAAAAGTGGAAATGGAAATCGACATTATGAAAGACGGCGACCGCGATAATGCGATTGTCGTGCATAACGCGCTGCCGATACCTGGAAGATGATATGGCTGACATTTACCTTCCGACACTTCATGACGGGCAGTTAAAGGTTTGGTCCGATTCATGGGATGACCAGTTGCACGCTGTCCGATGCGGTCGCCGCTGGGGTAAAACCTTCATGCTTACCAGCGCGGCGGTGACCTACGCAACAGCGCAGTTTAAGCGCCCTGGCATGGACATTGAGCTTGGTGGGCGGGTAGGTATCTTCACTGCTGAGTATCGCCAGTATCAGGAAATCTACGACAAGCTCGAAGAAACGCTTCTCCCGCTGAAGAAGTCATTCAGCCGCCAAGAAAAGCGCCTACTGCTGAAGAACGGCGGCAAGATAGATTTTTGGGTCACCAATGACAACAAATTGGCCGGGCGTGGTCGTGAGTACGAAATCATCCTAATAGATGAGGCGGCATTTACTAAGTCGCCAGAGATGCTGAAAGAGATCTGGCCTAAGTCGATAAAACCAACGTTGCTGACGACCAAGGGCCGCGCCTACATATTTTCAACACCGGACGGCGTGGACGAAGAAAACTTTTTTTACGCTATCTGTAATAACAAAAGCCTGGGCTTTGTTGAACACCATGCGCCGACATCCTCCAATCCGTTCGTTCCGCCGGAAGAACTGGATAAGGAGCGAGAGAACAACGATCCCAGAGTTTTTCGCCAGGAGTTTCTGGCCGAATTCGTCGATTGGTCAGCGGCCTCTCTGTTCGATGTGCGCAAATGGTTCGAAGGTGAAAATCAGGATCAACCTGTCGATTATCCGGAGATGTGCGAGGCCGTATTCGCGGTAATGGACACCGCCGTGAAAGGTGGCGCTGAGCACGATGGCACGGCTGTGGTTTATTATGCCGTTGATACGCGCCCAGGGCGTCAGCGCCTGACCATTCTCGACTGGGATGTGGTGCAGATTGATGGCGCCCTGCTGGAAACCTGGATGCCGTCTGTATTCGCACGACTGAGCGAGTTAACCACTCTGTGCGTGGCCGTAAACGGAAGCTTGGGTGTGTTTATCGAAGACGCCAGCATGGGCAGCATCCTGCTACAAAAAGGCGAGAGCCTGGGATGGCCGGTTAACAAAATTGAATCCGCGCTTACCAGCAAAGGTAAGGATGAACGCGCCATCATGGCCTCCGGATATCACTACCGCGGGCTGGCAAAAATATCCCGATACGCCTACGAGAAGACGGCCGTCTTCAAAGGCGAAACAGCTAACCATCTGCATAAGCAGGTTTCCCGATTTCACCTTGCCGATAAGAAAGCGCACAAGCGCGCCGATGACTTGCTCGATGATTATACCTACGGGCTGATCATCGCATTCGGTAGTGGCGATGCAATCTGACGAGACAACCAATGAACGAAGACGATTTCGAAATCGGCAGCTGCTCTCAATCAGAGTTGATGGCATTGCTGGACAGCGATGATATCCAGCCAGGCTCCACGGCGGGGTATCAGACCTGCAAAACGGTTTACCTCTACCACCCGCTGGGCGGCAAGATGGTAGATCGCCCCATTAAGATGGCGATGAACGAGCCGCGCACCGTGCATGTTGCTCAGTCTTATGGCCTTGAGCAGCGCCTACGTGATGCGTTTGAGCGCGAATGGAAAGCTATGGGGGCTAACCAGCACATTGCCAACGCTGCCCGTATTGCTCGAATTTACGGTGTGTCGGCGGTGGCGATGCTGGTGGACAACCAGGCGCCGAACGAATCACTCGACTACCGCACGCTGTACAAGCACAACGTCAGCTTTAATATCCTCGACCCGCTGAACACTGCTGGCAGCATTGTTTTAAATCAGGATCCGAATGCTCAGGACTTCCAAAAAGTCGATGGCATCCGGGTTGCTGGAAAGCCGTATCACAAATCTCGCTGCGTCGTCGTGCAGAACGAGGACCCGATTTATCTGGCATACAATCCTGCAGCGTTCGGCTTCTCCGGGCGCAGCGTTTATCAGCGAGCACTGTACCCGCTGAAATCCTTCATTCAGACCATGCGCACAGACGACATGGTGGCAGTGAAGGGCGGACTCTTGGTAACGAAAATCAAGGGGCCAAGCTCTGTCGTCAACAACATGATGCAGAAGCTCAGCGGCATTAAGCGCATGATGCTGAAACGCGGGAAAACAGGGGAGGTCCTGCAGATCGGCGATAGTGACAATATCGAATCAATCGACCTGAGCAATTTGGAAAAACCGCTCGACTCTGCCCGTAAGCATATTCTGGAGAACGTGGCCGCCGCCGCTGACATGCCAGCAATCATCTTGAACTCAGAGACGTTTGCTCAGGGGTTTGGTGAGGGTACAGAAGATGCTCGGTCGGTTGCCGTTTACATCGACAACATCCGCGAATGGCTTGATCAGCTTTATGCGTTCTTTGTTCGCGTATGCCAGTACCGGGCGTGGAGCATTGAATTCTTCCAGTCTCTGCGTGCTGATTTCCCTGAGCTGAAAAACACCTACAGCCTGTATTTCTCTACGTGGATAAATAACTTCGAATACCGCTGGCCGTCCTCCCTCAAGGAGCCGGAGAGCGAGAAGGTGAAGGTAGACGAAACGCGGTTTAAGGCCATCGTCAGCATGCTGGAGGTGGTGTTGCCGCAACTCACGGCAGACCCGGAGAACCGCGCAACGCTGATCGAATGGGCGTGTGAAAACGCCAACGCCAACGAGAATCTGTTCCCTCAACGGCTTAACCTCGATTACGACTCTCTCCTTGAAAATCCGCCACCAGACCCTCCAAAGGCTGAAGAGCCGGGTGGTGGGATGATGCCATGAACACGTTCACGCGAACCGTGAGAGACGCGGTGAGGTTCTTTCTTCGTAATGGCTACACGTCTCGCGAAGAGCTGGAGCGCTGGCAGAGCATCATACGGCAGGCGGCGGAGAGTGAAACGGCGGACGACTACATGGCGATGGTCACGCGGAACCTGACTAAATCGTACGATCTGCAGGTTGGTCGCGCTGGCGCGCTGAAGCGCCACCAGGGCATATCCCGCTTTACGCTCAACTACCTTGAGCCAAAACTGAGGACTGAACTCGACAGGCGGATCCTGTCCAGCACCGACCTTATCCAGCTCAACCGCAAAAAAGCTATCGACACAACGTTGTCGCGTTTTAGCGGCTGGGCCAGCAGCATACCTTCTGCCGATAGCATCGCGCTGTCTGGCATTCAAGGGACGATGCGGGCAACAGCGGATCATATTCAGAAGGCTGCCGAGAAGGTGGACTATGAAGCGCGCCGTGTGATGATTGACCAGAATCGCAAGCTGATAGCCAATATTGATAACGTGATCGCAACGAGTAATAACGCGATTGCGGCGATTTGGCACAGCCACTGGCGCAGGCCCGGTTATGACTTCCGCGAAGACCACAAGGAGCGCGATCAGTTGTACTACCTGATCCGCGGGAACTGGGCGCAAAAAAACGGGTATGTGAAAGCCGGTCCTGCCGGGTATCTCGATGAAATCACTCAGCCTGGTGAAGAGGTTTTCTGTCAGTGCTATGTGACCTACATCTACAACATCCGCAGTATTCCTGAATACATGCTGACCCGGAAGGGTCACAAGTTCATGGAGTCAATGAAAGCAGCATAGGGGCATTAAAACGTGGCTATTTTTGGCAGCGGGATAATGTTCCGTCAGGGTAAGTTCGTCTTCCTGATCCAGCGCTCTGATGATGGAACGTGGTGTCAACCTGGCGGCACGGTCGAACCGGGAGAGCTCGCTATTGATGCTGCGCGCCGCGAAGTGCTGGAGGAAGTGGGGTATCAGTACGATGGCCCGCTGAATCCGCACAGCGTCTACGGTGATTACCTGACGTTTCGCGCTGAGGTGCCGGAGCAGTTTGAAGCGAAGCTTAACGACGAATCGCTGGCCGCCGGGTGGTTCCATATTGACGATCTGCCTAAGCCGCTTCATCAGCCTTTTGCTGAGATGCTGGCGCAGCAGGCGCTCAATGAAACCGAAGTGGCCGCGCTCATCGCTGATGGGACATTAAGCAGCCCGCAATACTTTATCAACATGTGGATGTTCGCCATCCGGGTGACCGGAACGGGGGTTACCTGGCGCTCTGCAGATCAACAGATGGCCTTCCGTAACCCGGATGACTATCTCACCCCAGAGTTTCTCCAGCGAGTTGCCGGTGTACCGCTTATCTGGCTGCACCCGGAGAAAAACAAGCTCGATAGCGATGAATTTGCGAAGCGTGTTATCGGCACCCTGACGAACAGTTGGGTCGCTGATAATGGCGAGGTCTGGGCTATTGCCCGGGTATATGACGCTGAAGCCGCCGAGATTATGGCGACACGGCAGTTAAGTACCTCGCCAACCGTCACGTACAGCGAAGCGCAGGACTCAATCATCAAAATCGACGGTCAGCCTCTATTGGTGGAAGGTTCCCCGGTATTGCTCGACCACGTTGCAATTTGTGAACAGGGCGTATGGGACAAGCTCCTTGCCCCTACTGGTGTTAAATCTGATTCCATTCCAAACGAGGCTGAAAAGATGGACGAGGAAAAATTCGTAGAGCTATTCAATAAGTGTATGGATGCTCGCATGGCTAAGGCTGACTCAGAAGAAGCAGACCGTAAAGCCAAGGCCGATGCCGAAGAAGCAGCCAGGAAAGAAAAGGCTGATGCTGAGGCAAAAGAGGCCGAAGAGGCGAAAGCCAAAGCTGACGCGGAAGAGAAAGCCGCGAAGGAAAAGGCCGATGCTGAGGCTAAAGAAAAGGCTGATGCTGAAGCAGCAGAAGAAAAGGCAGCAAAAGAAAAAGCAGACTCTGAACTACGTCAGCAGATTGCCGACCTTAAAACACGCATCCCAACCGAGTTGAGTGATGAAGAACGCAACGAAGTTGCTGACGCGCAGGTGAAGGCTGACAGTGTGTTCTCCTGCTTTGGCAAACGCGCTCCGGTCCCACTGTCCGGTGAAAAGCCGCTGGCATACCGTCGCCGTCTGATGATCCAGCTGCAGGAACACTCGCCGGACTTTAAGACCGTCGACCTGTCATCAATTGCTGATTCTGCGCTGCTTGGGTTTGCTGAAAAGCAGATTTATGCCGATGCGCAAAAATCGGCAAGCTTGTCTGTCGGCCCTGGCATGCTGCGCGAAATCAAACGCGCTGATGCGACCGGCCGCCAGATTAGCACCTTCGAAGGCGATCCTGCTGCTACCTGGGCTCCGTTCCAGTCAGGCAAACGTCAGGTCACCAGTTTCAACAACCAGGCTTAACGGGAGCTCTAAAGCATGGCTAATTTATCTCTTAATCCGATGGCAACCACGAATGCGCTGGGTTCCTTCGGTGTGCAATCGGACGGTTATGTCCAGGGCATTGCTCTGGATGATCCGGCCAACCGCTTGAATCTGGCCGCGGGTACCGTGGCGGCAACGGAAACTAAACCTCTGTGGGGCGGTCTGCCGGTGGCTGAACTTCTGTCAGGCACGCAGTCTAGTCCGCGCGGTTCATACATCCGCCATGCGGTGTCTGTCGGTGAGTTGGAAGGCTTCACCGTATTCAACCAGGCGCACAACGGCCTGACCACGCCACAGTCACCGGTGCCACTGTACGCATCCGGTATGAGCGTTTCGTACTATCGCCTCGGCTCAAACATGCGCGTTCCGTTGAAAGCTTCTGCGCAGGTGGTTGCGCTGGGCACCAATGGCGCATCCGTGAAAACGGCTTTGGCCTGGGATTTCGTCAACAACCAGATCACCACCGCGGCGGCTGCCGGTTTCGCTGGTTCTGATATTGCGACAACCGCGGTGACCTATGCCAATGGCGTGGCGACAGCAGTAACCGCTTCAGCTCATGGACTGACTGCTGGACAGTACGTGAAAATCAGTGGCGTCGCTCCTGCAGCGTACAACGGCACTGTGGTCGTGCTGTCAGTCGTGAACGCAACAACATTCACCTATGCACCGGCAACTGCACCAGGCGGAGATGCAACCACGCAGGGCACCATCGGCGCAGTTACGCTTTCCGACATCACGCTGCCGGTAAAAGTGCTCGCCATCGAATCAGGCAACTCCAAGACTGTCAGCTATGACAGCGCAACGGGCTTCCTGACCTGGAACAACACCGACAGCTGCGCGCTGGTCTTACTTTAATCGGGAGCTGAATTAAATGGCTGCAATTACCCCCAGCTACACCATCGTCAATCCGTCGTACATCGCGCCGGAGATGATCATTGGTTACCAGCAGGCGTCAGGTGCGTTTGAAACCATCGCCAGCGGTAACCCGCAAGTCCGTCTCGGCGTAGGCGACCAGTACGTCTACATGCGCCGCCTGGACATTCGCACCCAGACCACTTCCAGCCAGTCCGGTAACGGTAACCAACTGCCGAGCGTGGCGCTGGATGCGAAGATGATTTCAACTCCAACCTACCTGTTCCGCTGTCGTGGTATCTACGATCACCATGACACGGCTGCAGCCGGTAACTGGAACTTTGCACTGCCGGAAGCTCAGCGCCTGGGTATGCGTCAGGGTATCTTCCAGCAGTTGCGCTCTGCTCTGCTGTACGGCATGAACCCAGCAGGCGGTGAAGGCCTGCTGAACACCGCTGGCGCGACTACCGAGTCCCTGCCACCGGACAGCAACGGCAACACCACTGTGCTGACCTATGACCACGGCCAGATGGCGGTATATCTGCTGGGCCACGTTCAGGCCGCACTGACCCGTACCATGCAGCTGGGCCGCCAGCAGCGCGTCGTTATCCTGGGGCCGCAGCGCGTTCTCGGTGCCATGGAGATTCAGCAGATCGTTCAGCTGACTTCTTACCAGCGTCCTGGTGGTGGTACTGACACCGTTGGCGGCACGGTGAAAGAAGTGCTGAAAGGCGCAAACGTCCAGGTTGACTGGGTGTATGACGATACCCTGATCGGCGCTGGCGCTGGCGGTACCGACGCGGTAGTAATCACCATCCCTGAGGTCGAAGTGCCGATGGTCAACTCGACTGTGAACACCAACGAATTCGCCAAGCTGACCCCGTCTCTTGCCGCGAACGCGCTGATGTTTACCGACATGTCCGCGCCGCGCGAGATTCCGACGCCGATCGCTGGTGGTGCCATCGATGTTCTGTCCGAAATGCGTTCTACCGCAGGCTGGGCAGTTCGTCCGGAAGCAATCACCATCCTGTCCATGGATTACAGCGCCTGATCCATTCTTTGATGTGGTTAAGCCTCTGCCGGGGAGACTCAGCAGGGGCTTTTTTACGAGGGTAACCAATGAAACTCTATATCGCTAACACCACCAAGCAGCGCCAGATTTTCGCCTATCGCAAGCTGGAGACCGGCCGCCTTATTCAGATCCCGATTAACCACGGCGATCAGATGATGGTGCTGGATGGCTCAACTGAAGAAGTTGACGCAGTGGTGCAGCATCACCAGGTTTACGGTCTGGTTGACTCGACGAAAATCGACCAGAGCCAGGCGTTTGTCGGCTTGTGCTACAGCCTGAACAAGCCTGTATCAGCGTCGGTAATCGAAAAAGCAATCCGCGATAACGATATTCACCTGACCCGTGGCGCCCACGGCCGCCGCCAGGCATCCGTAGCGGCTCTGGATAGTTCTCTGCGCGAAAGCGGTACCGGCTATTCCGGCGAAATGGAAGTCAGCGCTGAGCAGGCGAAAGGCCGCGAAGACAGCGAAGACACCCCAACGGTTAACGAAACAATCGTGACTGAAAAATCCGGGAGCAAGAAAAAATGACAACGAGCCTGTCGGGATTCATCGAATTCGTTCGAACTGACATGGGCGTGACCGCCGCGCAGGTTCCCGACGACTCGCCGTCTTTCAACCTGGCATATGGCGGCGCGGTTGAGTGGGTAAACCCTGATATCGCGTGCGTCACGCCGAACCTGTACACCGTTGCGGTGTACAACCTGGGCGCGTCTTTCCTGGTCAACTATGGCACGGAATCGGTATTCGCCGAGTTCAGGAAAACGTATGGCCTGAACGATTTCAAGGCTGGCGTAATTACTGGTGCCGGAGATAACTCAACCAGCGCTCAGCGCCTGGTGCCGGACTTCTTCAAAGACCTGTCGCTGGCTGACCTGCAGATGCTGCAGGACCCATGGGGCCGACGGTACCTGATGATTGCCCAGCAGTTCGGCAGCCTGTGGGGGCTATCATGATCACCTTCCATCTTGGGGTGATTGATGTCCCGTATGAGGACGAAAACACCACGACCGGAGACGTCGCCGAGTATCTGGAGGAAAAGTACCAGATCATGCAGACATTTTTCGACAGGTACAGTAACGACATCGCTGACCTGATGGCGAATGACATGGCCGCGTCGCTTGAGAACATGATGGCCGGTGCGCCTCCAGACAAAGACCCTCTCGCTGAGTCGATGTCACGGATCCATGACTTGTTTGTCGGCTTCCTCGATAACACCGAAATGAACGGATTGCCTGGCGTTCCAACGCGTCGAGCGCTGGATGGTATATCCCGGCGATTCAAAAACAAAAAAGGGCCGCCGCGTCCGTCATTCATTGATACCGGAACCTATCAGGCCGCGATGCGCGCCTGGGTAAGCGGGGTGCTGAATGCCTTCCCTGAGTGAGTTGCAGCAGACTGCAAAAACAGAGCTTAACGCCACCCTGACACAGGGTCTTGACGACCTTAGCCGCTTTCAGGTGGTCACCTTCACGAAGTACATAAGGAAAGTGCTTCCGCTTGATGGCTTTGTGTTTTGGGTAAAGGCGTCGATTATTGCCGATGATCCGGGCAGTGAACCGGATACCAAGGACGTGAAAGGGTATCTGCACCTGACGACGGAGAGTATTCAGGATGAGGAGCAGCTCTACAACAAAAACGTGGTGACGTTTACCGCGCAGGCCGACATCGATCCCTTCAATGATATTGGCTCTGAGGTGCTCTACATCGGTGAGTTTTACGGTATCCGGTTTGCGTTTTCCCGCCGTTCCGGGCTGAACGAACCCGCCAATATTTATCACTACACCGGGCACGCCATTTACCCACACATGATGTCGCAGATCATCAATTCGCCGGACGATATCGATCTGACGGATGTGGTGGTCTCCAGTTCGCTGCCGATCTGGCTGTCATTGAACCAATACATGCCGATGTTTCCGGCAATGCTGTCAGTGCAGAATTTGGCCCCGCCGTATGCCACGGTGAAATGCAGCGACCCGGTCCCGGTCGCCGGCGCTTTTTATCTGGATGAAAAATCCAACCAGTACCAGTTGGTTTCCGAGGATGTAACGATCTCGGTCACCGGTCTGCGCAATGCATCCGTAGAGGATTTTCTCCGCTACGTTCAGCAATACACGCTCAGCGATGATGCTGAGATGGGCGTGATGAATATTCCCGTGGTGCAGGATGAGCGCGTAACCCAAAACGAGCTCAACATCATCGCCATGCGGAAGAAAATCAAATTTCGCGTCAATTACTATCAGCAGCGGATGAGGAATGTCGCCCGCCAGTTGATCACGTCTGCCATCCCGTCCATTTATGTGGAGAAATAATTAAATGGCCATTGTGAATATTAATGTATCGGTCACCAACCCACCGAAGCCGACCCAGCTGCTGAAATCTGGCGCGCTGGTCTCTGTCGGGGGGACGACGTTGGCACCAGGCAGTTATGAGTTGCTGACGTCAAAAGATGACCTGAAAACGATTGTCGCGTCGGCGAAAACGATGACGGCAATCGTCTGGGCGGCAAATATCGTTACGGTGACGCTATCCGAAGCGCATGGCTGGGCCAACGGGGATAAGGTGCCTGTGGTGATTTCCGGTGCGGCACCTGAGGGGTACAACGGCGCGCATACCGCCACGGTGACTGGTGACAAGGCGTTTACCTATGCGCTGAGCACAGATCCGGGTACCGCAACAACGATGGGGACCGTGCTTTCGGTGGCGGCCGGTGAAATCCAGCAGATGAATACTACCTACTGGGCGCAGGGAACCAGCCGAGCGGTTTATGTGTTGGAACTGGGCGAACTGAGTGCATCGGCGGCTATCACGGCATTAAGCAAGTTTATCGACGAAGATATTTCGCTGGGTAACACCTATCAAAAATTCTTCTCCTACCTTGTTCCCCGCGAATGGGACGAAGAGGCCTCGTTCAAGACGCTGGCGAACAGCTACACCTCGCCCGGTGCGCTGGTGAAGTTTTTTGTCACCACCACCATTGCCACCTATGAAGCGTGGGCGTCGGGGAAATACCCGAATGTTTTCGCCGGCGTTGAAGCTCCAGGCATTGGCGCCACCGAGTTCTCTATGGCGGCACCGTTCCAGTCTTCGCTGGCCAACGATCCCAGCTCGTCGAATATGGTGCCGCCGATGGCGTTCCGCTTCATGTATGGCGTGACGGATTATCCGCCTTCAGGGAACGGCAAGTTGCTGAAAGCCCTGCAGGACAGCAACATCAACTACATCGGCACGGCTGCTGAGGGTGGTTTAAGCAACAAGATGCTGGTCGCCGGCCATATGCTGGATGGCATGCCGTTCAACTACTGGTATGCAGTGGCCTGGTGCGCCATCAATCTGGAGATGGATCTGGCCAATGAGATCATTAACGGCTCTAACACCACCGTCAATCCGCTCTACTACGAGCAGAACGGCATCGACCGCTTGCAGCGCCGCGGATTAAAAACGCTGCGTTCTGGCATCAGCTACGGGCTGATCCTCGGTCAGGTGATCGACACGAAACTCAACCAGGATGCCTTTAACGAACAATACGAAAAAGGTGCCTATGCCGGCAGCGCGGTGATCAACGCCGTACCGTTTGCCAACTACACCAGCCTGAATCAATCCGATTACGCCGATGGGAAATACAGCGGCCTGAGTGCGGTTGTCACGCCGAAACGCGGCTTTGAGTCCATTACCTTCAACCTCAACGTAACCAATTTTGTGGGGGCGTAATAAATGCCAAATCCATTAGTTCCGCAGGGATTCCTTAACCGCGTTCGGGGCGCGGTCAGTATTACCGACAATCCGGCGCTAAACGTCACGGCGTCATTCCTGGGCAAAGAGGGGATCAGCATGCGGCCGGATACCGTCGCCACTGACATTATCCCCACGATGACCGGTACCGTGGGCAGCCAGGCACCTTACCAGCAGGTGACCTTGACGGTACATTTGCTGAAAACGCAGGGGCTTGCTGCCAGTTATCAGCGGCAATTTGCCTCCGATACCGCATTGGGGGAGGTGGTGGTTACACCGGATGCGACCACCTTCGGCAACTACACCATCCTGAACTGCTACCTGGTGAATTTTAACGAAATCACCCTCAACGGTACGGATGCTGGCTTTGTTGCGACAATTTCCGGCTACCTCACCACCAACGACAAGATGTGGGATTGATGGGTATGAAAATTGATAAAAAACTGAATTTCGTCAGCACGATCACGCGCGACGACGGATCGCTGGTCTACCTGCACGTTGTGCCGTTCCCGTATGAAGTGGTGCAGGAAAACTGCGTGATGCTGGGGAATATGTTCCATAACTTCTTCACCTCTGTGGGGGCGACGGGCGCGCCGCGTGTGGCCGCGATGATGCTGCGTAATATTCTCAAGGCACGGCAGGATACTGGGGGCGTCCCGGCGGGTGAACCGACCCTCGTTGACGACATTCAACGACTGACGACAGTAATTTTCAATGATAACGGCGTATGGCGTCCTGTGCCGCTTGAAACGGCATTTAGGCAGGCGGTTATTTCTCCGGACGAATACCGTGAAGTTGAGGGCGAAGTGGTGTTTTTTATGGTCGCCTCTGCCATTCAGAAAGCCAACTTGATAGCGGGGACTGTGGGGAAAGCGCTCGATATGTACAGTGGGCAACTCGTCTCATTGAGTGCTACGGCGTTTCGCGATTCTTTACCGACGTCGAAAACGGATACCGATACCCCGACCCCGCCAGCCCCGCAGGAACTGTCGTACATTCCCTCCTGACCTGGGCCTCCTGTGAGGGGTTCAGCGAACTCTGTCGGGAATTGGATTGCGGCAACTACAAAAGCCCGCTCCATTTCCGGCAGCGGTTCATTCTGGAAGAAATAAGACAGAAGGGCTATTTCAATGGCAGCTAAATCCGTTGTTGAAATTGATGTTCAGGACGAGAAGTTTCAGGCGTTCCTCGAAAAATTCAATGAGTACCAGAAAGCGCTTGAAGGTCTGCCTGAGCAATGGCGCGGCGCGGCGCAGGGCATCGGGGATTCTGCCAAACAGACTGAGAAGGTGCTGGGAAGCACGGAGGCGATCACCCAGTCATTCAATGATGGGGTGGCAGCCATCGCCTCTGTCAATGATGGCCTTGACCGTTTGAATGGAAACCTTGAGAAAGCCAATAAAACGCAGTCTGAATTTAACAAAAAAAATCGTGGTGCCAGTAAATTCCTGAGTAAAGCCAGCAAGGATGCCAAAGAGCTGGCCGGCCACATTAAAAACGCCACAACGAGTTTGCTCTCGTGGGGGACTGTGCTGGGGCTGTTTTCTGGGTTGGCCGGGGCCGGTGGCTTGTGGGGGATGAATCGCCTGGCTGGTTCGGCTTCTGCGCAGCGGTTCACTGCAATGGGGTTAGGTACTACCGCCGGAGGCCTTAACTCCAGCGCGGTGAACTACCAGAAGGTGCTCGGCAATCCTGTCGGCACCTTGGGTGCCATCCGTGACAGCCAACTGGACCTGAGCAAGCGCTGGCAGTTTAAGGCGATGGGGATTGATAACCCCGATCAGGATCCGGCGAAACTGTTGCCGCAGATGATAAAAAGCGCCCGCGATATTTTTGTACGCAACGGTAGCTCACAGCAGGGCGCGGAAGCCTACGGCCTGACTAACTATTTCACGCTTGACGACCTCAATCGCTTTAAAAAAATGAGCGATGCTGAAATCGATGCAATGACCAAGCAGGCGCAAAAAGATGAGCAGCGCCTGCAATTGACCGACCAGCAGTTGAAGCAATGGCAGGATTTCAATGTTCAGCTAGACCTTAGCGGCAAAATGATTGAGAAATCATTTATCGTTGGCCTTGGTCCTTTAGCCCCACAACTCAGCAAGCTGTCAGATGCATTTTCCGAGGCGGTGGATTCCGTCCTTAAATCACCTGAACTGGGTAAGTGGATCGATGGATTGGCAGATGGCATTCAGAAGCTCGGTAACTACCTGGCATCCCCGGATTTCAAAAGTGACGTTGAGTCGTTTATGACCGGTGTTGAAAGGCTGGCGCGGGTTATTGGCAAGGTGATCGATTGGGTTACCGGAAAAACCGACATTACATTGGATGATGTTAAGTCCAACTCGACAATTCTCAGTGATGAGAAGCAGATCAATCCGCAGACAGGGGAGAGTTATACGCCGGGCAGCGATGATGATCCTCGCGTGTGGGGATGGTTGAAAGGGGCAAAGGGATTTTTCTCCAGTGATGGCAGTTCCTCCGGTAGTGATGGAAATCAGCCTTGGTGGAAATTACGCGCCGGCAATGATGGCATTTTAAACAACAAATGGAATCAACCTGAGCAACATGCTCAATCAGGTAATAGGCGATCATCAGCCGCGGTACCGTCTGATTACGATGGGTATTTTGAAGAGGCAGCCAAAAAATACGGATTAGATCCCAAGTTGCTTAAAGCTGTAACGGGTGCAGAGTCATCATGGAATACACATGCTGTCAGCAAAGCGGGCGCGCAAGGCTTGATGCAGGTGATGCCCTTCAACTTTAAACCCGGTGAGGATCCTTACAACCCCCGCGACAATATTATGGCCGGTGCCAGGGTAATGAAGTGGGCGAAAAATCAGGCTGGCGGTGATGTTGAAGAAATGCTGCGCTGGTATAACGGCGGCAAGAATCGCGGCAGCAAGGAGAATCGTGAATACCCAGGACGGGTTCGAGAGCAGTTCATAAAGCTCTACGGATCAGGCGCGCCGGGATCTACACAAAGCAATCCGCAGCAGCAACTCACTCAGCAGTCTTCTAGCAAAACCGACCAGATATTACAGCAAATCTTGGATAACCAGCGCAGGGGCGGCAGCTCGGGTGTGGTGGTGTACAACAACACCGGCGGCAGCGCGATTGTCTCGAGCACGCAACTCGGAGGATTTGGTTAATGGCATTTACCCGCGAACTTTACAAATTGGGGTTTGAAATCTCACCGGTGATCCTTTGCGACGGTATCGCGCAGAGTATCCCCGGAGGGATGCTGCCGATCGTTGCGCTGACACAGAGCGCCAGTTTTGTCAGCAACCTGATGGGCGGCGCGGTAAATCTGACTGACCTGGATAAATATTTCTGCCACTGGCGCGCCGCACAGGGTTCCAGCATGGTGGATTACGATATCGGTCGTTACCCCTTTGCTAATCAGGCTGTCGCCGCTAACGCACTGCTGGCGCAACCGTTGCGTATTCCCATGCTGATGGATGCACCGGTGAATGAAAACACCGGAGCGTTGACAAAGCTGGTCACGCTCAGCGCATTGCAGGCCGTCCTGCAGGCGCATGCCAATCTTGGTGGTACGTTCGTCGTGGCCACGCCGTCGCTGATTTATAGCGGTTGTATCCTGCGTACCGTTCGGGACGTCACGGGGTCGAATGATCCGCTACCGCAGCGTCAATGGTTGTGGGACTTTGAACAGCCACTGATTACCGAAAGCGGTGCGGAGCAGGCGATTAACAGCTATTTGGGAAAGATTGATAACGGCGATAAAACCACGGGGAGCGCCTGGACCAATACGGTTTCCGCGCTCGGGAATACGTCACTGGGCAGTAGTGTTACAGGGGCTATAACCGGGCTTATCGGTAAGCTTGGCCTATCGGTAAATTAAGCGGGGCATTTAATTTATGAGTACAACACTTTATCCGTTTTCCGGTAATGAGCAGAAAAGCATGGTTTTCAGTCCTATACTGGACGGGAAAATATATGATTGCCGAATGAAGTGGAATATTGCCGCACAGCGGTGGTATCTCAATATTACGGATAACTCCGGCAATCGAAAGTTGACGATGCCTGTTGTTGCCTCACCTGTGGGGTACGATATTAATCTGCTGGTAGGTGCATTTAGCACGACAATAATGGTCTGGAGAATTGCCAGCGGGCAGATTGAGGTGATTAGCTGATGCGTTACTATGATATTAAAATTTTTTACCCTCCTCAATACCCTCCCGACCCGAATGCAGATACCAGAAAAATTTACAGGCATTACACCAGTCTGAGAAATGGCGTGCATAATCCTGGAAGTCTGATGGTTGAATTTGATATTCTTCGGTTCGGTGAGTCCACGCCGCAGGGTGAAACAGTCATTACTATATGGGGTATCAGCCCGCATGAAATGCAACAGGCCAGACAGAATATGTTCGGCATGCCGATCGAAGTCAGCGTCGGGATGTCGAAAGGACTTCCTCTGGCGAATGCTGGGAAACCCGGGCTAGTTCTGAAAGGCGTCATCTGGCAGGTACTGGGGAACTGGCAGGGTACCGAGTTGCGTCTCGATTTTATTGTGACTGCGGGGCCAGTTTCTCAGGTTGACCCGCTGCCGATGGCCCCTATTAATCTCACGCTTCCCTGGAGTAAAGGGCAGAAACTGGCAGATGCCCTGTTCGATTGCTTCCGGGTACTTGGTGGCTATACGTTTTCAATCAGTATCAGCGATAGGCTGGTGAATAATTACGATAGCGGCATGTATTGCGGGAGCCTATCCGAACTTGCCAAGCATCTCAATACGCTAAGCAAGAGCATTATTAAAGATAAAAATTACACAGGGCTTGAAATAGCCGTAGTGAATGGTAATGAAATCCGCGTCTATGACAATGATTTTGCAACTCACCAGAATGATGGCGCAGCCTACCGTAGGGATAACCCGATACAACTTCAGTTTACCGATCTTATTGGTCAGCCTACCTGGATTAAATTTGGTACGGTTTCCATTCCCTGCGTCATGCGCGGCGATATTCAGGTCGGAGATTATATCAAGATGCCAGAGAACGCTATACCGATAATACAGGCCGCTTCCTATTCTCAGTTTCGTGACGAATCGGCGTTCAAAGGTCTTTTCCAGGTGAAAACGGTTCGTCTCCTCGGCAACAGTCGGCAGCCCGATGCTAACAGTTGGGTAACCGTTCTGGAGGCTTACCTCTATACGGAGAATAGAAAACCGTGAGCCTGAACAAAAAACTGAGTTTTGGCGGCAATATGCATAATTTTGCCGACCAGAAAATCGCTACCGCGATGCAGATGGCTGGCAAGACGCTGCCGGCTTCGGTGGTTGCTCGTTCCGGCAATATGGTCACCGTGTCATTCTTGCTGAGGGATATCCCGTACACGTTGCCACAGGTGACTATCCCGCTGTTTGGGCCGCAGTATATCCGCTATCCCATGCAGCCGGGGGACCGGGGGATCGTCATCCCGGCGGATACGTATCTGGGCGGCGCCAGCGGACTGGGCGGCGGTACTGCAGACCTCACGCCACCGGCCAATCTCAGCGCGCTGGTGTTCTTGCCGATCAGTCACACGGAATGGGAGAGCGTCGACGGCCAAGTGCTCACGCTGTATGGCCCGGAAGGCGTCACGATACGTGATGCCGGCAGCAAGACGACGTTCCTACTGACGCCTCAGAGCATCACGATTGCCACGCCTGAGCAGTTCAAGGTCACGGTGGGCAGTACCGTGTTGACGCTGACAAATGGCTCATGGTCGTTGACCGGCCAGAGCGGAACCCTGGCGGATGGGCAGGCCAGCACCAGCCCGGCCATTATGCATGAGGGCTGGCAGCAGCTGCTTACCTGGGTGAATTCCCATCAGCACAGTAACGGCAACGGTGGGCAAAACACCGGCGGGCCGACAACGAGTTTCGACGGGAGCATTACCGAATGAGAACGTACGGGCAAGACGAATCCGGCAAGTGGGTCACAATCGCCACTGATGCGAACGGCTTCAACGATGCCGTCTATCTCACCACGCTGGTGCAGAATCTCAAGCTGGCGCCGCAGGAGTCCCCTTTTTTCGCGAATCACGGCATTCCTGCCAACGGTTCGGTGATCCAGCAGATTATCCCCACATTTTACGTGAACAGGCTACAGCAGCAGTTCAGTGGATATTTTTCCTCTCTCCAGATTGCACTTACCGAGGTTGATCCTCCGGTTTACAACATCTCGGCAATCACCAACTCAGGCTCGAAAATTGTGGCGCAGGTGTATGTATGAGCGACTTACCCGTTATTTATGATATTTCCGGCCCCGTCGCCAAAACGGCGGAGGAATTGCGACAGCAGGTTATTGATACGGCGACCCGGCTTTCACCGGGGATCACGACCGATTTACCTGGCTCATTGATAGAGGATATGACCAGCACAAGCGTAGGCGCGCTGCTGGTGTGCGACCAGGCGCGGGTTGATCTGATTAACTCTTGCAGCCCTTACGGCGCGAACGTTCACCTACTGAAACAACTGGGGGGCATCTACGGTGTACAGCAAGGTGAGGGCACGAATACCTCGGTGTATGTCGTATTTTCCGGGCCGCCGGGGTTTGGTATTCCGAAAGGCTTCACCGTCGGGGATGGAACCTATCTGTATACCGTCCAGCGCGACACGGTGATCCCCGGTAGCGGGCAGACGGAACCTGTGTATTGCCTTGCAACGACGGAAGGGACGTGGGCGGTGCCGGCAGGGACCGTAAACCAGGTTAAAACCTCCGTGCCGGAGTCTTATCGTCTGACCTGCACCAACCTGACGGCTGGACTGCCGGGGGCCGATGAGCAAAGTTATTCGTCATATCGCACGCAGGTGATGCAGGCAGGAATGTATGGTGTTCAAGGAACACCGGATTGCTTCAGGGTTGAGCTGAAAAATGTGTATGGCGTTCAGGAAAACCTGATTTCGTATCGGCAGGCATCGCTCGGTAAATGGGTAGCCGTTATCGGCGGTGGTGATCCCTATGAAGTCGCCTACGCGATCTACAAAGCCGTGCCGGATGTTTCCATTCTGACCAATGATGTTTCGAACCCCTCGGGCGCGGAGGTCGAGAAAAAAACAATACCGGTTACGGTTTTCCCCGATATCTATCAGATACCGTTTGTCGTGCCATCATCGCAGAACGTAACGGTGCTCATTACATGGAATACTGTATCAAGCAGCTATATCGATCCGGCGGGGATAGCAAAAGCAGTGCAGCAAAATATCGCCGATTATATCAACGCTGTTGCTGTTGGTCAGCCGATTAATATTTTCCAGATACAGGAAATTTTCCTGCAATCGGTAGAAGGGCTGGTGGCATCATCGCTGGTTTCCATGATCCAGGTTCAGATAGGTATTAATGGCGTAATTAAACCGCCAGAAGCTGATACCAGTTTGGTTTATGGCGACACCTACGCCTATTTCTCCACCTCGGCAGCACAAATACAGGTGAAGCAATATGCAAGCTCTCATTGAGAAAATCATTCCCGCTTATCCGTATACGCAATATAACGAAGATCCCAACATCGTCGCGTTCTTCACTGCATTTAACGAGTTGGCGCAGGGGTATCTTGACTACCTCAATGCGCTTAATTTGCCGTGCTGGACCTCTCCCTCCATCACAGGGGAACTGCTTGACTGGATCGCGTTGGGTATTTACGGGGAAGGACGGCCATTACTGCAAATATCTGAGGATGCAATCGCCCGCGGTGCCTACAACACCATCGAGTACAACGCCATTCCTTATGCCGGCCTGAAAAATTACGTACCGGGCTCGGCGTCATATGTACCCGATGATTATTTTAAACGGATCCTGACCTGGAATTTTTATAAAGGTGACGGCTCGCACTTTTGTATCGACTGGCTCAAGCGCCGCCTAGCGCGATTTATTCATGGTACGAATGGCATCGATCCACCGTTGCAAAGCACCTTCGATATTAGCGTTACGGTCAATAACGGCGTGTTTACCATCACGATCCCCGATTATGGCGATGGCGTCGGTTATTTCCTGAAAGATGCGATCAGTCAGTCTCTGGTCAAGCTCCCCTTTGTTTATACCTACTCTGTAACGGTGGTTGCACAATGATTATTGGATTTGGAAACAACGTCGTGTCGTCGTTGGCAGCAGATATTACGGCGACCCAGACCACAATACAGGTGATGCCAGGCGCGGGCGCGCTGTTCGCCGGTCTGCTCACTTACGACTACGCCAACGACTCAAATCCCCTCAAGATTTACGCGAAAATTACGCTCACGGATGCGAAAGAAACCGTGTTCGAAGTTTGCCACCTTACCGCAGTAAACAACGACGTGCTGACGGTTGTGCGTGGGCAGGAGGGCACGGATCGTAAAGGTTGGTCCCTGAACGATGTGATCGCCAACTTTGCGACACGCGGTTCAGAAAATCAGTTCGTGCAGATCGAGCAACTGCAAAGCGGCCATTACACGTCGGCGGTGGCTGGTGGTACGGCGAACGGGTTAACGCTGGCGCTGCCGGCGACATACTTCTTGAATGATTCGACGGAATGGGCATTAAAAACGCCGATCCTCATTTACCCCACGTTGAACAATACCGGGGCCAGCACGCTGCAGTTGACGATGGGGGGGCGTGTGATGGGAACCTACCCGCTGGTGAAGGGTAGCAATACAGCGTTACGCGCTGGGGATATCGTTGCAAAAAATCCTTTCCTGGCGGTGCTCAATGCTGACCAAGGGAGATTCATCCTGTTGAACCCGACAACTAATGTTGGGGCGGTTTTGACTGTTAATTCACACGCCCCTGATGCTGCCGGGAACGTAAAGTTGGGAACTGCTGCTGATGCCGACGTAGGGAAGGACTTGCCCGGCCAAGTGCTGACCGTGAGTGATTATGGACTATCCAATACGCTTAAAGCTCTTACCGACGTTGACTTGAACACGATTCAGACCTTTGGGTTTTATGTTATCCAAAACCCAGTAAATGGGCCTGCTGGAAGCAGTGGAGGCACCTTATTCCTGAACGTGGCAACGTGGCAGTCAGGAACTGGAACGGCGGGTTATCGCGTTGCTCAAGAGGTTATAGGCTACGGGCAATCTGGCAGCACAGGTAACAGAGTTTGGCGGCGTACCTGGTCGGGGAGTATTTGGAGCGGATGGATTGAATTTTATTCAGAAGCCCATAAACCCACAGCCGAAGATACCGGGGCTGTTGCCAGTAAAAATGGCACTGCGTCGATGTTGCACGTTACTGGTGAGTTGCGCATTAATACTAATGCAAAGCTTTATCGAGACGGTGGAAAGTTTTACATTGAGGCGCGTTATGACGATGGTACGGAACCGTCATATTTTTCATTTTCTCCGGGCGATGGGACTTTCCGGGCCGCGCGTGGATATTTTGAGACTGATATTCGCATCGGCGGGGAGTCAATACGCATATATAAAGAAAATACTGGGTTGTGGTTCAACGTATCGGGAAAGTACTTCGGATTTCAAAATGATGGCGTATTTAAAGCTGACCGTGTGTTTGAGAACAATTTGCGCGTCTACAGCCCAAATAACCCACAGCCACCAAATACTGAATGGGCCACAGTCGGTTCGTATGCATACGCAATGTGGGGAGGGACGGGTAATGTCAATTTCAATGAGATTGTATCCGGCTCTAACCTTTATCCTTCAGGTTCAGCTGGGAGCGCTGGTGGGGCGTCACTACCCGGTAGTTGGAGGTGCATGGGGATAGCAACAACAGTAAACGACGCTTATCGATCAACATTATGGATGCGGGTATCATGACTATTACATCTGCAACAAACCCAAGAACAACAGACGCAAAACTCTATATCGACCTTGATGTCACGCTTGAAGATGGCAGCGTATGTCCATTTGCGGCTATGCCGACTGATCCCTTGGGGGCTGAGTTATACGAAAAAGCCAAACGGGGTGGATTTGGTAAAGTCTCAATTTCACCGGGGGCCGGGTATGAATGGGATGGTTCTAAGTGGGTTGTCTTACCGAGTGAGGCATTGATTGCTGCCGCTGAGGAAGAGAAGTCAGAGTTAATGGCTATTGCAGAATCCGCAATCGCTCCGCTCGAAAGAGCGGTCAGGCTGAATATTGCCACTGCAGAAGAAGAGGTAAAATTGACAGAATGGGAGACTTATAGCGTATTGCTGAGCCGAGTTAACCCCAATGATGCGCCAGATGTCGAGTGGCCCGTTGTGCCCGCATAAAGCAAAAACCCGGCATTGCCGGGTTTAATCGTGTGTATTCAACTCATAATCATAATGGGGTGTTCGCTCGGATAATATTTTAATGACCAATGCTGCCACTATTGGGCCACCAACCACTATTGCTAATATTATCCCCAACACACTTAGATTTAACATCTGAATTCCCTGATGTTGTCGTTTAAATTCAATATGCACTGTACAAAATGGTAGGCATATAAATCAAATGGGTATCGCCGATCAATTTGACTATGATTGATCGTTTAAAACGATCGTTCGCATACTACCGAGCAGCGTTAGCCCGGAGAAGAAGCCATTTAGTACTCATAGCGCTGATTTGTGTGAGTAAGTTTTAAGCGCTGTCATAGTCGTGTAAACTGCGCTTATCTTTCGATGTGATTAAGGGATGAGAAATGATGAAGGCCGGCGCGGTATTTTTACTATCTTTGTTTGTTGTTAGTTGCAGTGCCTGGGACCGCGGCAAAGCAAAAACTGTCGAACAGAAGCGGGATGTTCTATTAAAATATGGTCCGCAGTATGTGCCCGGTTATTTATCTAAGACGCCACTTAGTATCTATAATTTGAGAAAACAAGTCGTTGATAGTGGTGGAGAGACAAAAGAATTCCTCAATCAGTTGGTGGATGAATGTTATAGGTCTCACCTAGACTATTGTACTATTGAGAAGTATTTTGGTGTGAAAGAAAAGATAGATAAAGAAAAAGATAGAAGGAATAAAATTCCAGTAAATAAAGGAGATCTTTTTTACTGTAAAGTCAAGGTTCATCAGGCAACAGGGCCAGTTGATAGTAGTAATATACGTGTTGGCGTAAAAGATAATATAGACACCGTTGGTTTCATTTTTTCTAACGGTTATCAAATCATCTCTCCTACATTAGAGGTGGTCGATTCAGCATCTGGTGATAGATATGGACGGTCTTCTGATGGAACTAAAGAGGTCGGCGCTAGCTATGATGGCCATAGTTATTCCATTACGTTGCTTGATGAGTATGCGGTACGCCAATTTAATGGCGCTGTGATTACACAGACCTCAAAGTTAGAGCTTGCAGGCAGAATTGATATCTGGGATTGTAAAAAGGCGAAATGAAGATAGACCACGTTTAAAAATTTTCGGGTGGGCATATGGAACTGAATGAAGAACGTGCAGTGTTCATAGCTAATGAGATTGGTGCGGCGGTGATCGATCTCATCGCTAATGGTATGGACGTGAATCGCCCGAATATTACTGATTACCTTGAGATGAAGCGGAAGAATGTGGGCAACACACTGTATAAGGGCGTGCTGAGAGATGCGGCCGCGTTAGTACGGCAGAAGTAGAAGTGAACGGGAATTTATATTTGTAGGCCTGCGTGGTGTAGCATTGCCAATCTGGCTTTGGTTTGTGGTAATCCTCTGTGACAGATTTGTGCCAAAGGTTCGACACAATTCCACAATTAATAGCAAAAACTAACAAAGCTTTATTTAGGTGACTGGCCTGTGGTGCGGCTTTGGCGGTTAGTTTAGAATACGCACCCTTTGTATATCATCAGACTGTTTCTCTGATGGTCATGCGGCAACATGATGTAGGGTGTGTGATTATTTTGTTTTGATAACATCAACTTACAAGAGAAATTCTGGCGGCGTTATTTGTGTTTTCGGCGTCCTGTGTCAAGAACGTGACAATGCCGCTGAATTTGCTTAAATGCTCACCGCTCAGGTGGGCATACTTATTGACCATCTCCAGCTTTTCCCATCCCCCCAATTCTTTTAGTACCATTAACGGGGTTCCGTTCTGAACGTGCCAGCTTGCCCAGGTGTGGCGGAGATCGTGAAAGCGAAAATCCGTGATACCAGACAGGCGGAGTGAGCGTTCGAAATCAGTCCTGTTTATATACCCTTCTTTTTCTCCGTCTGCCGAGAATACATACTCGTTTTCACAGGGGATATTTCTCATTACCACAACGGCATCATCATTAAGTGGCAGCGGGCGAGCCTTTCCTGACTTTGCGTTGTCTGCTGTGACAACTGCAACGCGACGACCCAGATCTACATCCTTCCATTTCAACGAAAGAATCTCCCCTAAACGCGCCCCAGTCAGCAGGGCAAACGAGCAAACACACTTCATCCAGTCATAGCGCAGGTTAGTAATTAGCGATTTGGCTTCACTTTTCTCGATCCACCTTACCCTTACTTTTGGCTCTCTAAGCGACTGAGCATAAGGCTGACGATCCAGCCATCCACTCTTGTCTGCCAGGGAGAAACCCCTCATGATGAATGACCGGTAACGATTTTTTGTGGCATTAGCTAAGCGTTTTCTGGTAGTCAGGTTATGAGTCGGCAGATTATCGGTTATCTCTTCGCCCGTAATGGTAGAAACAACCCTTCCCCCGAAGATGTTCAGCCAATATCGGGCGTAAATTTGCTTATTTTCATAACTCGACTGGCCCTCTGCGTCTCGCAAGGCCAGTACTACCATGTCCTCAAAAACTCTTTCAGGGCGCTTATCCAGATTAGCCACGGCCCATAGTTCATGCTTTATTTTGTCGTGCAGTTGCTGAGCCTTTACCTTTTCCTCGGTGCCAGTAGAGCGTCTAATTCTCGTTCCATCTGGCGCGGAGATATCAACCCAGTATTTTTTACCTCTTTTGAAGATCGGCATCGTTTGGACTCCTTGCTGCCGACCACAGCCAGTCGGATAACATTGTTATTTGTTGGGGAGAATTTATCTAGGCTTTCTTTGTTCGCTCGCCATAGGCCGCCAACTTTGAACATGTGGTATTTACTGGGATTGCGGTAAATAGTGTGCGGGGAAACTTTGATTTTTTTAGCGTACTCGCCAATTTTCATTAAAGGGGCCTCATCCGAGGCTGTGTGTCGTTCGGCCATGATTACCTCGGCTATTTACCTTCCCGCACCCGATGAACCTCACAGTTAAGCCGCAACCACGCCGGTGGATGCTTAGGCCAATAAGGAGCGATTTTCACTGCGTGTTTGTCGAGTAGCTGTCGAAAGGTGAATTTGTTGGTGGGGGATTCGAATTCGTTCAGTAGTTCTCTTGCTGTGCTACGGAGAAGGTTTTTCTGAATGCTGCAGGAATCAGCGTCAGGTTGTTTACTGGGCATTCATTCCCCCAATGATCCCAGCCTGGCGCATCGCCCCGGCTGAATAGTTCTACTCTGGACACATCGCCATAGAGCAACTCAAGCCTGCGACGCACCTCCCACGGTTTCTGGCTGTGCTCACCAAGACAACTGAAGACGACCTGTTTTATTGATGCACTGGCTCGTTCCAGTCCTTGTCCCCGCACAGCGATCAGCACATCTTCTGAATTAGCCCGCGTATAGTTGCCGCCATTCATTCGGGTTTCGGCATTCAGCATGTCCAACAATTCGGTGAAGTCGAAGATGGTTTGTTGCTCTAGCGCTTTATTGATCCGTAGCTCGGCCTGCTGATTCAGTTTTACCCACGTGAAGGCCTTCATCGTCCTGACGCTAAAACCCCACGCTTCTGCCAGCGCTATCGCTTCCTGGCTGTGATTGCCGGTGTACCAAAGAGCTAGGACTGAATTCTCTTCTGCGATAGACCAAACCGGCAGTCTCTTCAGGTCAGAGGTTGCCATTGTTCCATAATGGTTTTCTGCGGCTCCGTTAGAAGATTTATTTCCGTATTGCCATGGAGGATCAGCATAAATAAGTTGATATTTTGACATCTTTTCACCCTCCAAATTTGCCGTGATGTTCTTCTGCGGCTTTTCTATAAGCCTCTGCTGCCAGTTCAGGATGTTCGAAAAAACCAAGGAACATTCGTTTCCCTTTAGATGTAATTTCTGCCGACCATTTCTTGCTCTTTTTATTCCAGGAAACACCCTTAAACCCGCTGGAGTTATCATTCCTAACGCTTCGGTTCATGCTATTTTCGCTAGGTGTTGCCTTGCGTATGAATTTGGCTCTATTGTCGTCTCTATCATGAAACTGGTGATCAATTTCACTGTCTGGCCATACTCCGTGACAGTAGAACCAGGCAAGTCTATGCGCCTTATAGTTCATGCCATTGACCTTGATATGCCGATAGCCATCCTTGCAAACTGAACCGGCGACTTGACCAGCCTTTGCTTTTGACGAACGGTTCTTCAGCCATCTAAATTCACCAGATTTTGGATCGTAATTAAGCAGGTTTTTGAGGACTTCAAGAGAAAGAGATTCCTCTTTTTTAGTGTTAACTTTGCTCATTGAGAATTACCCCCAGTTGCGCGATGCGGCGTTGACACAAAAATCGATACGTATTTGTACCCATGCAACATCGACTGCGCGAGCTACTCCGAATGCTTTAAGCCAAATACTGGCCGCATCGGCATAATGGGCACGGCGTTCCGCCTCAGCGGCCTGGTGCGCTAAGTTTTTATATCCAAATGTCATGATGATGCTCCGGTATTAGTAGGCGCGCTGGTGGGTTACTGGTGCGAGTAGCTTGTTGAATTGCTGGACGAGAAGAATGTGACGGACAACTTCTGGCGGTTCGCTTCGTAGATAGCTATCAGTGATTTTCTGGAAGCTTTCTTTTGGTCTGGCTCTGGCATAGTTTTGGTACTGAGGATCTACGGCTAAAACCTTCAAGGCGCGGATATTAGATCTGATATAGACGATTTCAGCGGTGACGTACTTGGACTGGGTTATTGAGCAGCGCAACGCCGATATTCTGGATGGCGTGATGTTTTCGTTAGGGAAGGCTTTTCTGAGCAAGGTTATGTGCTCATCCCGGATGTAAAAACCACCGTCAGCAATCAGGTACTGCAGGAGTTCATAATTGGTCATGCTCTGATCCTTATCTGTGTGTTGTACCGCTCATGACTCATAACTACCCATGAATGGCCATTGTCTTTTGAAAGCAAACGCCAGCAGCGGGCCACAGGCAGTGTTAAGTGGTTATGCTGGTATGTTCGTGCGGGTGTCTTTTTGCCAGCCTTATAGGCGCATAGAACCCCCTCAGCTTTGATGCTGATTCGTTGTGGAATTCGAGGTTTCATTTTGTCCGGTGGGGAAGCGTTATTTGGTGGTTGGTGCCCAGCAGATTTTTTTGATGTCTGGGCGGCGAACGCGCTCAACAGCCTTTTCTTTTTCCAGCCTGATTAGCCGTCTGCGTATGGCTATGCCGGTAATACCTTTGTAACCAGCACAGCGGAGAAGGTTTGCAACTGAATCAGGGGTGGAGCCGGTAGCGCTGAGCCGTTCGAGAATTTCGTTATCGTCTGGCATTAGCAGCAATGTGTGGTTTCCTTCTTAGAAGAGGGTGAAATCGTCGTCAAACTGGTCTGCGTTTCGCTCGACTGACCTTGAAGCCAGGATGAATTGGATACCTTCAAACAGCGACGTTGGACGCTCAAGCCCGAATATGAACGCATCGTTGTATGTACGCCCGAGCCAGTATCCGCCTCCGTACTCCTTGAGGCGTTGGAAGAACACCCAGCCGCCTTCTACGAAATTGGGGAGGGTTTCGCCGCGATAGACGACTTGATAGCCGAGGCCGTTTTTTGTTGTCATGCTTACACCACAATGAATGCTGTTTATGCATACAGTATAATTATGGTTGAGCGGGAGTCAATTGCCGCCCTCCGGTGCTGCCAGCATTGCGGCGCGGCAGGCGTCTGGAGGGGTGAATCCGATAACCTGATCCCCTTCAATGACCAGGCGAATCAGCATAGCCAGATTATCAATGATCTCGCCTTCGACGTTCGCCCACTCTTCACGGCCTTCGGTGTAATGAATCACCGCTTTGATAACTTCACCGCTTTCTTCCGCGACTTTGTTCAGCACATAGTTCGGCTGTGGGTATTTCTGCATTGCCTTATCTGCTGACACGCGAGCCTTTTCCACCAATGCTCCGAAATAGTCCTGCGGCACTGCTGGCGGTCGCTGTTCGTTGTACTGGCGGCGCATATCCCAACCCCAGCAGAAGAAAGCGAAAAAGTTGGCGCTATCTCCTGCGTCCCAGCCGTCAGTAGTGACCATTTCTTTAACGCGCTCCCATGCCCATGCCCGACACATATCAGCGTCGGAGTTCTCACTGAAATTGACAGGAGTTGGCACTACTGGCGCTGGCGGGGCGGTGATGTTGCACAGCGCACCACGCAGGCCGGCTTTGATTTCCTCCAGGTCGGATTCACCAATACCGCCGTCATTCAGTGCTCTGTGGAATGCCAGCGCCATTTCGTCTGTTACTGCCACCGGCTGCGCCTCCCGGTTAGCCAGGAGTTCGCGGGCCATTGCTGCAGCATCGCCGCACTGTACGTGGTCAGTTTCTACGATTTGGCGCAGCTCGTTAGTCGTTAGTGTCTGTGTCATGTTTACCCCTTAAATGTGTCGCACTGGCAGTTCTTAGCCTTTCTACCGCTACCGCACGGGCATTTTTTATTACGTGATTCACCCGGAATATTTTTTACTAAAGAGCGCCTGCGCTCTTCTTCACGCTCCATGTCGCGCACAACCCGTCTCCAGTCACGCATCTACTCATCCCCCACGCACTTGAAGCCAGCGGCACGTATGGCCTTGGCGCTTTGGTTTATTCCGTCGTTGAGCCCTTCGGTGTATTCGTTGTCATTCTCGCCATCACCGCATAACTCACTCAACCGCACCGGCGTAGCCAGTTTGGCGCGCGCTTCATCGCGTTCTCTTGTGAGGTCTGCAACCTCATCTGTTGCCGCTATCAGCGTTGCCTCAAGTTCTTTTACGTAACGCTCAAGCCCTGTGATGCACTGCGCTTTGGCTTCCAGCTCTGCCAGCAGGGCGGATATACGCTTCTCTGCTGCTTCGGCTAGTTGCTTCCACCCCCTCAATGAGTTAAGAGTGTCAGTAATGTTGTCGCTAGGTTCGCTCAGCTTATTGTCCATCTTTGACCTCCCGAACCTGTACGCTTATCACCAATTCACGACCATCCTTGAGGCGGTAAACCTTGCTCTTTTGCGTGTGAAACAGGTGTTCAGCAACAGCCTCACATGCCATATCTGTCACATCAGTTTTCTTTCCAACGTATCGGGATTTCTCCATATCTACCGTGCCGTAATAAATATTCCCGGTCAGCGGGCTGGCACCCATCGTTTTTATCTTGCTCATAATGCTTTCTCCTGGGCTTCAGCCCGCAATGCCTGAATGACCTTTGCAGCGCGGCGCTGGCTGCGGGATGGCTTGGCGAATTCAAATATGAATGGATAGTTGCTGCTAAATTCCATCCATCGGCGATTACTGATGCGGAAGGAGTTAGGGCATTTGTGCCGCGCCAACAACCGACGCGCCGCTCTGTTGCTCTTACGCTTAGCCATGCTGGGCCTCCTTCGAATTAGCCTCAAACACCGCCTGAGCAAACCCCCTAGGAGTTGCACTGCGAATGTTCTTGGTTCGTATTGACTTGCCGCCACACAGACGCCAGCCTGGGTTATCTTTCTGTGCCGGTTCGATATATCGGTCATTCGGCTTCTTGAATCCGTTGCCGCACCAGATATTTGTCGTCTTGTTGTAGCGGTCGCGCCCAGGGTAAACCTCCGGGTAAAGCGGGTGCTCATCACCCTCAGGCAGATAACCAGCGTAATGGCACGGTTGGAACGAGAAATCTGGCTTGCGGTAGATGCTCGACAGCACGCCAACCGGATTTTCAAATGCCCATGGTGCTCCGGTGATAACGCCCACGATGCGTACTAGGTCGGCAAGCTCTGCCGCTTCAATCTGGAACATCGGGTTAGCCTGGCGCTTAGCCTCGAAATGGCGGGCCCCGGCAACGGTCAGATCGGTACACTCCGGGAACCCGAACACCATCACCACGCCGTCACCTACCAACTCAGAAATTTGTTTCGCTTGCGTAATCTTCTTCTCTGCCTCAAACCACATCCCAACCTTCACCAAATTACCCTCGCGATTGATGCCTGGTTCATGCTGTCCATCGAAACACCAGCACTCATAGCCTGCATCAAGCCAAGGTTTTGCCATCAGACCGGTGAAGTCGTAGAGGAAGATTGCCTTTGGCTTAGCCATGCTGGGCCTCCACCAATTTTGAGAAGGCTGAATAAACATCATTTTTCATCTTGTCGATATCGCCTTCCATGTCACGAAACTCGACCTGTTTTCTACTGCGCTGCAAGGTGTATCCGCATCTGGCCATATACCACAGGAAGGTATCGACAACGTAGATGTGGCCATCACGCGCGTTGCCATTTTCGTCTGCGTTTTTGATGATGTGGTGCATGGCTTTGAACACATCCTTTTGGTCATGGAAGTCGCGCATGAACTCGGGAAGGTATTCACCACTTCCTAACCAATCGGCCAGAGTTGGCTTCAGTTCATTTGCTGGCATCACGCACCTCCCCGTTGGATTTTGTGACCAGGTGCATAACAGCGCTCGCGATTTGCGCTGATACGCCAGCCTTCAGCTCGCGCCTCTTTGGCGCATTGTGACCATGATTCCCCGGTAAACTCGTCTTTGGCCGAGGTGATGAAACTTGCAGCGCACTTTTCGCAGTCGCAGTAAAGATGGGCTGTGTAGTTTGCTGATATCACAAGACACCTCCCTCGGTGGCATCTTGATATTCTTCTGGCACAAGCAGAGAAAACGCTTTGTGCGGTCGCTGGTGCGTTTCGAAAAAGCTCAAGCGGCCTTTCATCGGCCTGAACGGTAGCTCATGCGCATCGGCAAGCTGGAAGCCAACAGGTCCAAAAAACCAAGGTGACCCGCTCTCGTTCACGCAGTCCGTGATAGTCGCCACACCAACGATACCGCCACGATAGAAACTGTCTCTATCCGGCAAGTGGCGTGACCAACCGCGCAGCTTGAAGAGGATGTTCGCAGCGATAGCTATGTCTTCTTTTGACGGCTTGGCGGCACTGGCGTGGATTAGCACCGGTCCCCTGAATTTTGTGTTCCAGGTGCGGTTCTCGATGTCTTTATAGCCGTTGACGATTAGCCAGGCCCAGGGCTGGCGGATTGAAATTGCTTTCATTTGGCCTCCCGCAGCTCGACAGCTAACGATTCCAGCGCCATTACAGGGACGCCGATATGTCCGGTACCGGAGAATTTATTCAGCAGAAGATCAATTGCCCTCTCCACTCCCCGCGCTTCGATAGCTGCAAGGGCGGCGTCAGTGACTGGGGTTTCTGGACTCCCCCAACCGTTATCTGTGAACCAATTATCAAGAGGCTCAAGGTCGCCATTCAGATGCCACCCGGCAACTTCGAATCCTTTGTCGTAGAGCTCCTCGTTGATTTCTCCAACAACTCCCTTCAGCGCCGCATTCTCTACCAGCAGCGCATCGCGCTCAGCCTTCACAACTTCCAGCTCAGAAAACAACGTTGCATAGTCACCGTGCGCCACGTAGCCGCCCTCCGGGGTTTCACGCATGTAAGCGAGCTCATGAGAAATGCTCAGTGAAAAGTCAGGGTTAAAGCGCTTGATCATCGCTGGCCTCCTGGGCAGGGTTCTGTTGCCGGTACTCGTTGAGGATTTTGTTTATTTCCTCTCTGGTTCCCGGCGTCAGCAGCAGAACGTCACCCTCTTCACGGAGCATAGGGGTAGCGTCATAAAGCAGTTCGCATAATCTGCGTGCGCGGGTGGCGCTGAATAGGGGAGTGATAAAGGACTTGGTGACCTTCTTTTTGCCTGCTTTCTTTGCCTTTTCGACGTCAACAGCAAGCACTTTTCCTGCAGCTTCGCCGTGCTCTTTTACGCGGTCTACAGCGGCGTCAACGGCAACAGAGCCCTCTCTAACGAGCGTCTGAACGTCGTGATTGGCCTGACTGAATGCCAGTAACTTATCGACCGTAGCGCGGCTCTTACCGACCAACGCGGCAATTTCATCGGGGGAAAGATTGAACCCGGCCAGCTCTTTTACAACGAGTGACTGTTCGTAAGGGGATAGAGGGAGTTGGGTGTTACTGTTCATGATGCGAGCGATGCGCTCTACATCATTTCCAGTGAACGGAATGATCTGTATGCGCTCTACTGGCTTGCCTGCGTCACGACAGCGGCTATAAGCTCGGCGACGGCGGTGGCCTTCGACAACCCAAACACCGCCATCATCGCGAACCCTTACCTCAAGCGGAGGCACCGGTTTGCCTTTCATCAGGTGCTGAAAGAGTTTTTCATCCTCAGCCAGAGTGTGTTCATTCTCCACGCGCTTATTAAAGCCTTCCTGAACGTGGATATCGTCCAGGTTCATAGTCATGCGCCCATCAGGACGTTTTATCGTGCCGTCCTTTGCCATCTGCTTAAATGAGTTAGCCATCTGTTATTCAACCTCTCCGTGGATTGTGCTTTCGCTGTGGTGCTGCAGGCGGCTGCTTGAAGGGTGGGTGATGGCATACGTCAGGACATACGCCGAACCGTCTTTAAAACCCGTCCAACGTGCGCAGGCGCTGACTATCTGGCCCTGAACATCCTTACCCCGGTGATCTGAGTAATTCACGATGGTGCCAATGTGGTAACGCGGTTCGCACAGGCTCGGCGGGAGAGGTTTCTTTTCCATGATTAACTCCAAACAGCGCCAGCAGTGAGCAAGCACAGGGTAAAAATGAGAAGGTAAAAGAGGTGTTTGCCGTGGTGGCGTTTCGGGGCAAAATCGCCCCCGGTCAGATCGTGCTTATGCTGAATGCGGGCGTTGAGCGTTACCATGCGGGCCTCCGCTGCATTGTGTGCAGGCGGCGCTGCAGGGTTTTGATGTTGTTGCGTGTGACGTAGAAGCTGGAGCAGGTGTCGGCGCAGACGAGGATTCTCACGGTCTTATATCTGCCGTCTTCGTAGCGTTGAATGCTTACGCCTTTCTTCTCTACATCGCGTGTCTTACCGCAGTGCTCACAGCATTGTGTGGTGGTTTGCATAACATGTCCTCTCAATGAAATTTACATGGGTAAAGGCACTGCCTGAGTTGATGCGCGCGCTCGGTTTCCCTACGTTTCCAGCACTCTGGAGCGGTGGGCTGCGCCTTTATTGATGTAAAAAAGAGCCCCGGCTAGCGGGGCAAAGGATGACAAGGGAGGTGTTACGGAGCTGGCTTGTGATGACTCACGCACCTGGTGGCGCATCGAACCGGGGATTTATACTGTGTAGGTTAAAATTAGAACCGGAATGATGCGCCACCAGATAAGTGAGACGCCGGTATTACCCGGCGATGTATACGCAGCAAGAAATAGTTGCCACCCAAAGGGCTAAGCCGATGAGCACGCTATAGGTCATTGCCTTCCATCCGTTTAAACTCATGATTGCCTCAGTGCGCCCCGTAGGGCGCGGTGGGTGTTATTTAGCGGGTACTACAGACAATTCTTTGTGCTTATCCTTCTCGTACATGATTCGGTGCCAGTAACCCTCAATAACCATACGTTCAGCTTTTTGCTTCCCGCTGTCGCCATAGAAACCAGATGCCCATACTTCAAGCGGGTTGTCTTTCGTTATTACCTGGTACTTCATCGTGTAACCCTCTGCTGTGTAGTGGTCTTATGCCTACCGCCCCGTATTGGCAGCGGTATACTGTTCTTTCGCGAAGTTCGTGTGAGCGAACTCGCCATGAAGCTCGAGGGCGGCAATGTCATAAGCTCTTGCCGCATCTTCTTTTTCTGTGAAAAAACCAAGGCTTTTTACTTTGCTATTCGTGCAAATCTGAGCGTGCCACTTGCTGTTAGATTTCATCCAACAAACACCTTTAAACCCGCTTTTGTTATTTCGCCGTCTGGGTTGGTTGTGCTGGTTGTCGTTGTGGGAGCATTCGCGGAGATTTGAATAGATATTGTTCAGTTTGTTCTGGTCGACATGGTCAATATGTTGTTTTGGCCAAGCGTTATTCATCAGAGCCCAGGCGACACGGTGAGCCAATCTCTTACCGAACTTACCAACCGAAATCCGATGGTAGCCGCGGTGATCGACGCGTACCGCTTTCTCTTTTCCGTCAGGGGTGAAGAACTTCCCAGTTACAGGGTCGTAACGAACTATTTTTAACAATTCGTCTGTCGCACACGGTTTGCAGTAATTCACTGTAAATGCCTCTTTGTAGGGGAATTTAGAGTGAACGCTTTCGCGTTTCATCGGCAGCTGTCCGCTACATGCCTGAGTCCACTTCGCCGCTTGCGAGTACTGGGGAGTTTCAGGGTGCTGAGTTGGGCAGATTTCTCTGCTCAGCTGCCGATGAATATCCAAATTGTGTAAAGAGCGTCCCGGTGGTTTGGGGTGACGTTGTTGCTGTCGATGGAGTGATAATAGCCATGAGTATTGATGATAGCAATGGGTATTGAGTAAATTACAATACGAATGGCTATAATTTGATGTATTAAAAGTAAATTTAATTTGAAGGGATTTGCTTGGCGGTCGAATTTTTTATTCTTTTGTGTATTAAATACCACAGAACGTAAGGAGGTTGATTTTCACATGGATAGGGGTAAGCTAAAAATAACTGTGTTTATGTACAGTATTTTGGTGTTTAATTAATACTTCTGGGGGCAGGTATGGTTTCTTTGTTGGAGAGGAAAGGGGTGGGGGTTTATGAATTGAATACCCTGCCTGAGCAGGGTATGGATTACTACATCCTGAAATCTCGGAGAAGCAATACAACCACTCCAAGTAGTGTTCCTTCTGATATCGGAATCAGCGGTACGCGGTTGTCATCTACGGCCAAAAACCCGTTATCCCCACCATCAAGGAATCGGTAAGCAGAAATGGACCTATTGACTTGAGCAACGACTAAATCGCCAGTTCCGGGTTTTATGGAACTATCAATAATGATAATGGAACCGGCTGGAGCATCTGCGCAGCCACTGTTCCTTTCGAGTATGTACGCCCGCCAAGTCGCCCCAGGCTTACCTTTTGGTGACATGACGAAATCATCAGTTTCCCCATGCTCATTCCATATAGGTATCTGATGGGATCGATCTGCTCGTATTGGCGGTGTGGAAGATGGGCCTTCCATTTCTCCTACGCCGTTAGCCAACCATTCAACATTCACGCCTAGAGCATTCGCAATATCAACCACTTTCCCTGAAGTTTTAGCCTTTCCTTTAGTCAGACGCCAAATCGTAGGTTGAGCGACACCTGATGCCTCAGCTAGAGCTGCCTGAGTCATGTTATCGCGTAAAGACATTGCCTGGTTAAGGCGTTCAGCAAGAGTAGTTTTCATATGCGCAAATTTATAGCTGCCGCTATCAAGCGTCAAATTCACATTGCTATTGATGTTATCTATACTCATTGCTATTATCCGTGTTGATTAATACGTTTAAGGATTAAGTGATGAACGAAGCTATTCAAAAAGCCGTAAGCATCGTAGGTAGCCAGCAGAAGCTCGCATCTCTTTGTGGCGTAAAGCAGCCAACAGTTTGGCGGTGGCTGCATGGTGGTGGCCTTGATGCTCGCTACGTCAAGTTAATTGTTAATGCCACTGGTGGTCAGGTTACGGCTGTAGAAATTCGCCCTGATTTGGCTGACCTATTAGATGCAAGCTGATAAGGGAATTATCAATGGAAAACAATGCAATAGCACGCAAGTCAGAACTACCGAAACTCAAGCCAGTTGAAATGGAAGGCTTGATTCTCAAACGCCTTGCATCAGTTGGGCAAAAGCCGGTGGCAGACGCAATTAGCGTTGATGAATCGACGCTTAGCCGGTGGAAGGGAAAGGGCGGTCACATTGAGCAATTTTGCCGATTGCTGACGGAGCTGGGGATCCAACTGGCACCACCAGGTGCGGTTCTTGTTCGTCGTGACTATCTCTTTTCGATGGAGACGCTGGCTGAGATTGGGATGAAGGCTGAACGCATGCGGCCAGAGCCGCTGGGATGGGACTAAATGGCTTGGGACATATTCGTTTATGAAAACGTCAGGAAGCAGCTGATAGCTGAGGGATTCAGTGAGGCGTTAGCTGTAGGGGGGGGGCAGTACGCAGCGGATCTGTATCGCCGAAAGTCACAGGCGAGCAAGAAAGGTGCGATGTATGACGACTGTCTCGCAATGGCTCGGCGGCATGTGTTGGGGAGCTGCACGAAGGACGAGAAGCCTGTGGCAGGGAAGAAAAAAAGCCGAGCAGCTGCAACTGGTCGGCCATCACTTTTCTAACTAAGAGAGGAATGTCATGAACTATCAAAGCAACCATAGCAAGGTCGATATGACAAACCAGAACCTGATTATGGCAAACAGTCCAGCACCTGGCAATAACGTTGCTCTGGCTGGTGGCGATTTCATCGGCACTGATGAGCTTCTGGGGATTATCAATAAGGCGCGTTCTGTTCACGGAGAGAGGCCGGTACGTAACAACGATTTTGTTTTGCGTGTGAAAGATGAGCTTGAAGGTGACCACTACGAAACTTTCGTAGTTCAAAATTTGAACGGAACAAAGTCGGAGCAACTCCGCATCTCCAACGATCAGGCTGTATTGGTCGGTATGCGCGAATCTAAGGCTGTCCGCCGCAGTGTTCTTGAAATTCTGAAACAGAAACGGGTTCCGGTATTGCCGCAGACCCTTCCTGAAGCATTGCGCCTAGCCGCTGATATCGCTGAACAAAAAGCTGTGCTTGAGCAGAAGGTTCAGGAAGATGCCCCGAAAGTGGCTTTTGTTGATCACTACGTCGAAACCGCTGGTTCCAAAAGTCTCCGCGCAACGGCCAAGGTTCTTAACATGCCAGAAAGAGCCATGATCGACGCCCTTATCCGCGACAAGGTTCTGTTCCGTCAGTCTGGGAATCTGTTGCCGTATGCCAGCCATCATCACTCAGGAAACTTCACCGTCAAAACCGGTACCGCCGAGCAGTCTGGTCACGCCTTTACGCAGACCAGGGTAACGCCACGCGGCATTCAGTGGATCGCTGAGCGCTACGCATCCGAACTGATGGCGAGTTAACCATGAGCCAATCCGTCCCATTAAACCGGAAATACCTTGATGACCACGGTAAACGCGTGACTGTCATTCGGTGGGATCGGGCTGAGCAACAGGTGATTTTTATGCGAGAGGGCTACCCGTATGAATGCATGCAGCCACTTGAGCGATTTAAAGAGAAATTTAAGCGAGTCGAAGTATGAGCATGAACCTGATGGCGCAGGCTATGAGCATCAAAGTGGGTAACCCACTGCGCAAGCTGGTGCTGATCAAGATAGCCGACAACGCTAACGACAAGGGCGAGTGCTGGCCTTCCTATCAGCATGTCGCTGACCACTGCGAGTGCAGCAAAAGCGCTGTGAGGGCGCACATTGAGGCGTTGATTAAGATGGGATTAATCACCAAAGAGAACCGTTTGGGCGTGAACAACGGCAAGGGAAATACCTCGAACCTTTACTACCTGACATTGGATACCCCTGTGTCGTCAGAAAGCATAGCCCCCTGTGCCGTCAAAAAGCATAGCCCTATGCCGCCAAAAAGCACAGGGCTATGTCAGCAGGTGGCACCCCCTGTGCCGTCAGAAAGCACACCCCCTATGTCACCTGATGGCACCAGAACCAGTCACTCTTTTGAACCAGTCATTGAACCAAAAGAAAAACCCCCTATAGCCCCCCAGAACGAACAACCTGCGGCGGATACATCGGGCATGGCTGGGGAAGTGCTGGATTTTTTGAATGAGAAAATCAACGGCAAGACCCCGAAGCGGGTTAATACCCTGAGAGAAATCACAGAGCGCTTGGTTGAGGGAAACACCGTGGACGAGCTGAAACTGGTGGCTGAACACCGCGCTAGCCTGTTGCTGAGCAATCCTGCAATGGGGCACATGCTGAGTGCAAAGATGATTTTTGACCCGGTTCGTTTCAGCGGCTACCTGGCTGCGGCCAACACCTGGAATGTACAGCGCACTCGCAAAGCAGCTATGGCCGATGCAGTAGAGCAACAGCGTCAGGAGCTCCCGGCTGGCGATGCTCCAGAAATAGATTTTGATGAGTCCTTTGACCGCTTAATCCGTGATGCCGCGATGCCAGCTAACGCTGCAGAAAAACGAGCTCAGCAGCAGGTACGCAAAAACGGCTTTGGCAATGTTGACGAAAGCAAGGCCCGCCAGATGTGGCGTCCAATTTTAACCCGAGCATACGCAATGGCAGGAGCGCAGGCATGAGAGCAATAGTGAAATCTAACGTACAGCGCGATCTGGGCATCGCGATGATTAAGGCTGGTGGCGAGTTGCTCTCACACCTGACAGGCCGCGTGCTGGTATCAACACTGCCGGACGAGATGAAAGACCTCCCAGACGGAATTTTACCGAAGGTAGAGCATGAGATAGCGAACGACCCACGCCTGCAGCCATTCTTTCAGCATGAGCGAGTTATTAACGCTGCTGGTGGTATCAACTCGATGGAGGCCTGGGCAACGCGTTTCACCCAATGCCAATATGCCAGCGATAGCCACTCGTCCAACCTGACCACGCGTCGTTATGGTCATGCTGCCATGCGTATCTGCTGGAGCTGTGACAACAGGACTGACGGGCATACATCGCCAAAGCTTGATGCAATAGCGAACGTGAACATGGCTCGCTGGGTTGTTGAAACCGCGAAATGGCGGCTCAAGTCAGAAGGGCAACTAACAATTCCTGAGCTTGTTTTGTGGGCGACAATTTCCGGCGTAGTTGATCTGATCCCCAATGAAATTTCAGCGCAGCTCTTGGCGTTACCTAATCCGGTAAGGGTATCTGGAGCACGGAAGGAATCCGAAATGGCTGTTGGGCCTGCACCTACAGAGATCCTGGCAAAGACCGCAATGAAAGTTTTCAAGGTCGATGCAGAAGTCCCAGGAGCCTTTATGCTGCGTCCCAAAAGAACCCGAGCCGAGGATAGTAAGTACACCCGATGGGTGAAGACACGGCCATGCTGCGGCTGCGGTGCTCGTTCTGATGACCCTCACCACATTATCGGGCATGGGCAAGGTGGAATGGGAACCAAAGCCCACGACTTTTTCACTATCCCGTTATGCCGGAAATGTCACGACGCACTGCATGACGATGTTGCTGCTTGGGAAGCGGAGCATGGCAGCCAGGTAGAGCTGTTGTTTGAGTTCCTGGATTTCTCATTTGGTATCGGGGCTATCGCATGAAGAACTACCTCATCACACCAATTCCGAAGCCACGCCAAACACAAAAAGACCGGTGGGCCAAGCGCCCGCCAGTTCTCCGTTACCGGGCATTCTGCGATGAGGTGAGATTACATCGCATATCGCTGCCTGAGAGCGGCTATCACGTGACATTTGTATTACCCATGCCAGATAGCTGGAGCAAGAAGAAACGCACTGAGATGGCCGGTAAGCCACATCAGCAAAAGCCAGATGCAGACAACCTATTAAAGGCCCTTATGGATGCTATCTACTCTGAGGATTGCGCCGTTTGGGATGTCCGCGTAACCAAACGCTGGGGTAATGCCGGCGAGATAATCATCAAGGAAATTATATGAGAGATATCCAGTTGGTATTAGAGCGTTGGGGGCAGTGGGCGAAAGATAATAGCGGCGTAGACTACTCGCCGATTGCTGCAGGGTTTAAAGGCCTACTGGCGAATACGAGCAAGAGTAGACCTTCATGCTGCGATAATGACGGTCTGATTGTTGATGGTGCAGTAGGTAGACTGAAGAAAGTTCGCGATGAAAAAGAGCTTGGCGTAATCATGCTCCATTATCGCTACGGGGTGTCCAAATCGGAGATAGCCCGCAGATGGAAGGTTTCAGAGGGAAATATAAGACAAAAGCTGATGATGGCTGAGAGCTTTATAGAGGGGTGTCTAGCAATGACAGGCGCAACACTCGAGATGGACGCCTGGACCAACAAAACAGAAATTTTGGCAGTCGCGTAAAATTGCGCTTTTCGTTACGAATTTTACTGGCTATTGTGATAAGAGTGGTTACGCAGTCACGTAGCTTATCAACTTTATAAACCTCGCTTCGGCGGGGTTTTCTCGTTTTCAGCCCCAGCCAACATCCGACACACACCTGGCACACCCCGTATCGCCTACTCGTTTACGGCTGGTGGCTGATCCTTTATTTCCCACAGCACAGCCCGATAACCGGGAGGTGGAGTCATGAAAATGCACCCAGACAATCCAAACCTGCCGTACTGGTGGTCGGCACTGCTCGGCTTCTTTTCGTTGCTGTCGCTGCAGGATTACATATTCATCATTGGCGCAGTGATATCAGCCTTCTTCACGATCAAAACTTACTACGCCAAGCGGAAAGAGGAGCGAGAGCGTTTGGCGGAAGAACGTCGGCGTACTCAAATTATGCAGGACTACCTGCACGGCGTTTCAGTTAAGCCAGAAGGTGAGCGTCCGGCAGCGGTGGAAGTGGTCGCGGAAGCAATGCGCAGGGCTGAGGGCTGATATGGCAATCACATCATCTTTAAAGAAAAAGCTGGCTGGTGTGGCTGCGGCTGGCGCCATGGCAATCGCCGCGGCGCTGATTCCTTCGCTGGAAGGTGTCGAGTACAAGCCATATCGCGATGTTGTTGGTGTGCTGACGGTTTGCTATGGGCATACCGGGGCCGACATTATCCCCGGTAAAACGTACAGCGAAGCTGAATGCAAGGCGATGCTGAATAAAGACCTAATACCGTTCGCCCGTTCTGTTGATCGTTCCGTGAAGGTGCCAGCGAGCGAATACCAGAAAGCCGCACTGATCAGCTTTAGCTATAACGTCGGCGTCAAAGCCTTCGAGTCTTCTACTCTGCTGAAAAAACTCAATGCGGGGGACAGTGCCGGTGCCTGTGATGAAATGCGCCGCTGGAATAAAGCCGGAGGAAAGGTCTGGAAGGGGCTGATTAACCGCCGCGAGGTTGAGCGTGAAATTTGTAACTGGGGCCAGAAATGAATCGGGTTACCGCCGCTATCGCTGCTGTGTTGCTCCTCATCTTCGTTGCGTTGACATGGCTGGCGTTTCATTTCCACGGTAACGCGGTAAAGGCTGGTGAGCAGGTTAAGCAGCAGGAAAACACGCTGGCGCAGCAGTCAGGACTAATCTCAACCCTGCAAGAACAAGACCGGAAGAGCAGAGCCTTAGCAGCAGAACAACAGCAAAGAGAGCAGCAACTGCGCCAGCAGGGCGAAATCTACCAGAGGAAATATCAGGATGCGATCAAAAACAACAAATGTGCTGCTGAGCGCATGCCTGACGCTGTTCTTGAGCTCCTGCGCTGATCGGATACCAACGCCGCCAGCGCCAATAGTTTTATTTCCCCCTGAGTCAGTATTCAAACCTTGCGAACAGCCAACGCTGCAGGGTGATACCTGGGGCGATGCCGGCAGCTATTCGCTGGCACTAAAAACAGCTTTATCAATCTGTGCCGGCCAAGTGGCCACGCTGATTCAATGGCGGGAAGCCGCCGGGAGATAATGAATGAACGACAATAAACACGACCATACCTGTGTAAATTGTTTTGCTGATAGCGGGCCATGCCTTGGCGAAT